TTAATATTCTGATCGTTCTTTGTTTTTTCGTAATCTTAATAACTTTATGATGTGGTACGTGATCACAGAAAGATAAGTCGTGATGAGAATGATTATGTAGGACATAGGGAAATTGCTCGTCATTCCGTGATAAATGAAATAGATGAGTAGCACTGACAGCATGATAACTTGAAACAGTTCTTTTTTCATTTTTCTCTCTCCAAACCATGATAGTGATTTGGTCGATTATATCATATATGATGTCATTTTTTGTTAGCTATCAGCAAGGAAGCAACTCTTCACTTGCTGATAGCACTTTAGATAGATCGTCACTTTTTCTGTAATTGTTCGATTTTCTTCTTCGTTTTTGGTCCGTAAATTCCGTCTGCCGCTAATCCGTTCATGAGCTGGAACCGTTTAACCGCATTTGCCGTTTTCGGTCCATAATAACCATCAATCCCGTTGTTTTTTGCCCCTTTGTCCGGGTAAAAATGGAGAGAAGATAAAGCTTTTTGCACCGCTGTGACTTGAGGTCCTTTTGTTAAAGGCTTAGTTACTTTTAAAATGCCGGATGGCAGATTTGACGATTTCTGTTTGGAAACGGGTGCTTTTTGGCTCAAGCTTTTCGCCTGAACTGGTTTTCTTGTGCTTTTGCTGCCTGAATGCGCTGTGGCTATGCCAGCTTTAAAATGATCCCATCGTCCGAGAAGTTTCCTTGGACACTCTTTTCCGCTCCAATGTTTATGCGGCACTACATTTGATAAAGGAATTCCGAAATCTCCTATCAGCTTCCGAATGAGCCATTGGGCATTTTCTACTGCTTGTTCAAAGTTGCCGTCTACATTTTCACAAATTTCAATTCCAATCGATTTCATATTGCCGGTGCCTCTGCCATCCCCTGCGTGCCAGCCGTTTTCGTCTAACGGTAAATGCTGATAAATCACCTGATCATCAACAGTGTAATGCCAGCTGACCCCAGTGCTTGAACGTGCAACAAAAGCTGCATGACTCGCCGCATTTGCACCTTTTGCTGTGTTTGACGTATTATGCACCGTAATATAGAGCGGTTTCATCCTATTTGCTGGTCTGTTTCGATTTTGTTTTGGAATGAATGCTTGAATGATTTTAACCATGCTGTTTCTCCTTTAAATATTATTTTGTTAGCCCTCTTTGTTTCAGGGCATCTTTTTGCAATTGACCTTTGTAAGTCACATAATTGTTTTTAAACCATGCGATAACAGCTGTAACCATGGTAAAAATAGTGGAACCCGCCACATAAAGTGCCTCTCCAGCGGTTTGCACTTGCTCCTCACTAATCGGCAGCACCGTCTGTCCAAACATCACAAGCGTTTGATTGATAAGAGCAATAAAAAGAAGCACTGTGCGAATCACAGTGCCTTTGTCGAATGTTTTCATGATTTTTTCCTCCTATTTTAAATTTCGTTCAATTTTATCAAGCTTGTCGATCACGACGTCATACTTCTCACTAAATTTTGCTAACACATCATTTTGAGCATCAATTTGTTCATTGAGTTTGTTTTCTCGTTCCTTTGTTGTGTTTAATACGTAAAACAGTACCCAACAAAACAACACTGCAAATGGTCCCTGTGTCATTAAATATTGAGTCAAATCCATTTCCACTGCACTCACCTACTCCCTCACTTTGCGCATCCTTAAAGAAGGCAAAATAAAAACGCCTATTCAGCGTTTGTTTGATATTCTTCTTTTGTTATTTCTTTGTATTGTTCCGGCGTGATCTTCTCAAAGCGAACAAATTTTGCTACGTCTTCATTTTCATAACACTTCCATTGATAGAACAATGAAATACTACGGAACCAATCCAATTAAGTGACCCCCTTTTCATTCAGCAACTTGATAAGTTCTGTTGTTGTTTTTGATTGTTCTTCTGCTATCTGTTCTAAATCTGCCAGCTGCTGAAGCAGATCAGCATTTTGCTGTTTTAATAGATCAATTTCTGACGGTGGCATCGGCTTTGGCTGCAAGCTATCAATGTATTCCTGTGTAGCCGACTCATACCATGCTCTTTTCGTTTCATTGTATTTACCTTTGTACAAACCATCTTGTGGTCTTACATCTGTATATCCTTTTGGAATGTCTGCGTCCCCTTCAATTTCTATTTCTTCCCCTGGAAGGTAATTAAATTTTTCATCGTATTTATATATCCACTTCACTTTCATTCCTCCTTTGCCGCTATAAATTTAAAGCCAAACGTGATAAATTCATTTGGGTTTGTTGAATTGGAGACGCTTTGAATATACACATTACCACCAGTATCAATATGTGTTCTGTGTGTTTGTGGTGTTGAACCAGCGCCGATACTAGATGCTACCCCTATAAAATGGATAGCCTGTATAGGACGATAACCACTTGGCAATGTAAAAACAGGTACTTCAAAACCGATAGTCCCCCCTGTAATAGAACCGATTATCCCTACCTCTCCAAATGAATTCTTATAAAATTGCACTTTTTGAGTGCCGTATTGTTTCCATCCGTTTAATATTGTTGTTGGGGACTTCCATTCTAGTTGCTCTGCACTGGTTAGCAAACGTTCCCATTTTGACCATACGCCATTCGCTATAGTCTTACGCCACGTGCGGTTTAAGTTGTCAAAGCCAATTGCCTGCCCGTACGTACCTGTGTTATTACAAGTCCAAATCCCCCTTAACGCATTACCCGGGCCATTGGTTGGTGCATTTGCAGATGCAAAATGAACTAAACCTCGATACTTTGGTAATACTTCATGGAAATCTTCTGTATTTCTGATATAAGCCTTCCCCTGTCCATTCATATCAGTAATAGGAAATGATTGAATCGCATTTAAATCTGTAGATGTGAGCTGCCTTTCCCATTCAGTCCATGTATAGTCAATCTTCCTAATTCTATAAAAAGAGTTCAGACCATTGACTGCATCATATATAGTTTGTAACAGGGTATTTCCATAACTGATAACAATCATAAATGCCCTTTTGATCCCTTGTGGACCATTTAGACCTGCATTATAAACGAGATACATTCCTGTTTCCGTAATTTCGTTATAGTCGGTGGTCTCACTTGCACCTTTATAAATAGGTCTACCATTATTTTGAGTCAATTTATATAACTGTCCGTTGTTCCATTTATCTTTTTCAGCTGTTGTCGGGAGCTGTGTCCAAGTGATAGATATGTGACTAGAATAATAGTAGAAGTAATATGCATTTCCGGATGTATCTATTGCAAAGCCCGTTCCAATATTATTTTGTCCCACTGTCTGTATCCCTCTAATGGCATATTGTGAAGGGCTATCCTCTATTCCACTGGGAGCATAAAATGTACATGTCCCTTTGTCTTTAATTGAGTCAAAAATTTTTGTGCCGGCAGGAATATTTAAAAGTTGTACTCCATTATCACCTGTAATTTTATATAGCTGCGACTCATTCCATTTCTTTTTTTCTACTTCTGAAGAGTGTTGGCTAGAATCACCGATATGAAGAGTTAATTGTTCTGATATACCAGTGTCGTTATAAAGCAATGTTTTCAACATATCGTTGAATAGATCAGCATGAGCTTTGTCACTCGTTTCAAAAGAACGAGGAGTTTTTATATCCAATGATATCTCTCCTTTTTAAAATTATATAAAATGTAAAAACAACAAACCCAACCTCAATCTTGCTCCCCACAATCCTTCTTCCGGGCAAAAAAATAAAGCATTTAGGCTTGGTATGTTTCTCCTGTTATGTCTTGATAGTCATGTACGGAGATCCATCCAATGCTTACATAAAATGCAATATCCTCTTGGCTGTAACACTGCCAGTCCCAAAATTGTTTGATATCTGCTACAGTTGGAAACATCATTCTGAATTTCCCTCTTTCTGCATAGCCAATAGCTGCGTTAATTGTTTTGATAACAAAGCATTTTGTTTTTTCAAAAGTTCTATATCATTTGGCGGGAGAGGGGCTGGTTTTAGGCTATCTATATACTCCTGTGTAGCTGATTCATACCATTGTTGTTTTTCCACATCAAATGCAGCTTTATAAAAAGAAGGATTATTGGGTGGTGCAATTGTTGTGCATTGATCTGGAATGACATAATTGCCTTCATCATCCCTTTCGAACACTTCGATAGGTCTGACCAATTCATTTTGATGATTGTATTCATAGGCTTGTATCATTTTTATCACTTCCTTAATTTAATGGGACGACCGTGTCTAAATAGTAGCCAGTTACTGCACTATCATTCGCTGCCAGTAAACCAGTTAGCTTTAGCTCTCCTGTCTTATATATAAGTAATTTACTATGACCCGTTGTACCTGATACTGGAACTGATACTACTAGACCTTTCTCTGGTAAACCCGCGGCTGGAATCCATCCACAGATGATTTCTCTATTTGCTTTTAGATGCCCTCTCAGCAATAACAAATTTCCCCATTTTACATATTCGACTGGTCTATCCCCTATAGATGAACTTTTGTCTAAGGTAACACTCAGCCACGTGACATTTTCAAATTCAGAATTTGTCACTAGCTGTTTCCAGCCCCTGAAGATCCCATCTGTATGAGTAGTTCCGTACCAATGAGTATTATCGTAGCTTCGACTCACATGAAATGTTTTGCGGTTGTTTCCCGTTTCTAAAATATCTACATTAAACCAAGAAGCATCGGTCGTTGATGGCATATTTATTGCATTCGTTCCAGAGACATAATAAAAACCGGAGGGCAGAGTGAGTATATCTGTACCAGTCGGTATCAGCATTCTATTTCCATTCGCTTTCAATAATGGGTGCTCGTTCAGCCTCTTCCAGCCGCTCCATTCTTGCTGAGTACCGGTAACATCTGTCGTCGATCGATTAATGTATACATCGCCTGTGTTATTTGCCCCAATTATCCAGCCATAGGTATTTTCACTAAAGACTGATAAGGCCCTCATAGAACTTTTTGTTGGCAGATCGGGGTGTGCTTCATGGATATACCAGGAGTGCACGCCCGGTAATTTGATGAGTTTATCTAAAATACTAGGATCGTTTGCATTAATTCTTTCGTATGCTTTTCCATCGTCAGCAGTAATTTTAGATAGTTGTCCTGCGTCCCATTTGTTTTTTTCGTTTTGAGTAGGCATTTGCAACCAATTGATCGCAATGTCATTCACATGATAGTTAAAACAAAATGCATTACCTGAAGTGTCAATTGCGATTCCTACACCGATATTATTTTGACCTACTAGCTGAAAGCCCCTTAATGCTGCATTGCCTATAGCAGGAGAATCAACTACTCCAGAACCTCCCGGGGCATAGAACGAGCAAGCACCTAACGATTTAATCCCGTTATAAATGCTGCCGCCGGCAGGGATATTCACCAACTGGGACCCGTTATCATTTGTCATTTTATATAACTGAGATTGATCCCATTTCTGCTTTTCTTTTTCAGATGCATGAGATGTTGTATCATTTTTGTGTTGATTGATTTGATCTAATAGTCCATTATCATTCTCAAGAATAACCTTGATCATGTCATTAAACAGATCTGCATGGGCTTTGTCACTGACTTTAAAAGAACGAGGTGCCTTTATCTCCATTATCATTCTCCTTATATATATCAGTTCTAAATATCGGTTTTATTGGATTCATCTTGTACTGAACTTAAAACCAAATGTAATAAACTCAGTGGGATTAACAGTATTTGAAGATGATTGTACACATACATTACCCTGTTTATCTATTAACGTACGATGGAATTGAGGTACTCCTGGTGTTCCTGTACTTGAAGCGACTCCTACAAAATGCATCGCCTGTTTCGGCCGAAATTCTTCAGGCAAAATAAACACTTCGTTATTTCCTAAAATTCCACCTTTTACAGCACCTACTATCTCTACTTCACCTAAGAGATTCTTACGATATTTTACTGGCAAATTAATAGGGTCATATTCCTTCCAATTGCTTTTAAGCTCTTTAGGTGTTTCCCACGAACCTTCCAATAAATCTGATAGTGTGATTTGCTTCTCCCATGGTGTCCATGATTCTGCATTGTGTTTAAGAACTCTAAAGTATGTGTTCTTCCCATATACAGATTCATATGCTATTTGCACTAATGTAGTGCCATAACTCATGACCAACAAAAACACTCGATTAAAGGATGATGGACCGTTTATACCTTGGTTATAAATAAGATACATTCCTGTCTGAGTGAGAGTGTTATAGTCTGTCTCGCTAGCAAATCCATGATAAATGGGCTTTCCATTATCTTGTGTGATTTTTACTAATTGACCGTTATCCCATCTTGCCCTATCGCTATCTGTAGGCAGCTTTGTCCATGTAATCGACGTATCACCGGTATGATAATAGAAAGAATATGCATTACCTGAACGATCAATTGCAAAGCCAGTTCCACTATCCTCCTCCCCTACCGTCTGCATGCCTCTTATCGAGACATTCGATAGGGAAGGAGAATCTTCCACACCCGCAGCTGCATAAAATGTACATGTTCCTTTTCCTTTAATTGCGTCAAAAATTCTTGCATTGGCTGGAATGTTGATTAGCTGACTTCCATTATCGGCTGTAATCTTATAACTCTGTGATTCATTCCATTTCTCCTTTTCTGTTTCAGATGCATGTATTTTCGCATCATTTGTATGTTTTAAGATTTGTTCTACTAGTCCAGTATCATTTTCAAGTAGTACGTTGACCATGTCATTAAACAGATCTGCATGCGCTTTATCATTCACTTCAAAAGGTTTTGGTTCTTTGATATCCAATCACTCTTCACTCCCTTGCCTTAACATTTGGTTCAATCTCTTGCAGCTGCTCTAAAGTGAGCATCCTTTGCTCATATCCTTCATTTAGATCTTCCATTGAACAATCCCCCAGTTCAATTGCTTGTTTGACTAGCTCAGGTGTCGCCCATTGAAAATATAATGCCATGACCCAATAATTCATGATTCACTCTCTCCTTTAATGAAAAGGATCTCATTTTTTAGCGCTTTTAGTTCGTTTGATAGAAGATCACATTGGTGTTCAAGCTGTTTTCTCATCAGCTTTTCTTTGGCTACTTCTTGTGCTAGATAATCTAGTGGAAGAGGTGGTTGATACCTCGGGTTGGCTTGTGATTCTTCCCACCATTTTTTTAATTCTTCTGCCGTTGGCTTTGGCACGTCTAGATGCCACTCACTTATATATGAACCGTCGCCGTCATTTCTCAGTTCAAAATCCTTTTGCGGATCAGCATCAGGGTATTTATACTTAATAGCTTCATATAAAATCATCAGAACCCTCCTATACTCTCGGGAAATTACGTCCGCCTATTTCTGTAATATCGAAATAGTTGTACCAGCCTGAGTTCTCAGATACGTAGCGGCTAACATCTCCGTCATATCCTGCATACATATAAATTTCTAAATAATCCCCTTTATTAGCAGGTACATTGGCAGCACCATAAATTCCCGTACTCAAGCTCAATGTATCAGATGGGCTTCCAGGGCTTTGTCTATGGTGTGCGATATTTTTATATCTTTTTCCATTCAAATAGATTGATAATTCAAAGTTTGCGTATCTTTGAAAACTATCAATATAAACACCTGCATTTACTAAATACATCCCATTTTCGGGACAGATGAAGCGATTATTATTGATGTCAAAATTATTATGACTATCTTTTATCTTTCGATTAAAGAGGACTTTTTGGTACTCTCCCTTGGTTAACAGCTGCTTACCAGTTGTACCAATGTTCGTATGAAGAAAACCAGAGATTTTGTGCCACTCGGTCCAGCCAGACCCCGTCCACCAATGACGGCACCACGTACCTGTGCTATCAAAATAACTGCCTGCTTCGTTTCCAGTCCCATAGTAATATTGAATAAATCGAAAGTTACTATATTTTTCATTTTTCACAAAACCGTATCTTGTAGGGTATCCCGTATCATTGGCTTGACCAATATCCATGAATGTAATACCTATTGGATATTCTTCGCCGCTGACTGATGCATCTTGAATGGCTTGATCTCCCGTTAATTTGAATAAGCTTTCATTTGTGATACCTGCAATTTGTTTACTAAGCGCATTGTCGTTCTCTACAAGGGTGTCGACCATCCGATTAAACAAGTTAGCATGGGCTTTGTCTGAGGTTTCAAACGGTAAAGGTGATTTTATATCCACTTCTTTTCCCTCCATTAATAAATATCATCAATCTCAAAAACGAATTCGATGTCGCCGTCTTTTTGTTTGTCTGTCATAGTGCGGATGGCGGTGAATTTGCCGTCTTCGTCGACCAGTGCTAGTTCGTTGATGACTTCTCCTGCAAGTTCTCCTTCGGCGATCGTGCAGGTATAGCGGATTTTTGCTGGCTCCATGAAGGTAAATGAATCAATATTTTTTTGGACCAGTTCCTTTTTAAGTGCTTGTTCGGTGCCGTCGAGAGAGAGCGGTTTTCCATCCTTCGTTCCCCCATTTCCAAATGCCATTTTGACGACTTTTGTGAGTTTTGTTCCTTCTGCTCTTGCCTTTGCCATTTGTTGTCGTGCATACAGTGTTGTTACGGTTAATTGATCAGCCATTGTGATCCTCCTTATAGCTCTATTTTTTTAGAAGTTGCTGCTAGCATTTTTGATCCATCCAGCGGAACAGATCCATCGAGAATCCAGTAATGATCCTTGATCAGTAAGCTGCCACTCTGTTCAGTTTGGACATGTACTGGCAGGCGGAAAGTCATCTTCTTCTTGGTGTGATGCGAAAGCTGGTTCTTGGTGCGTAAAGTCAGCGCCGCTTTTTGCTTCGTTTCATGTACCGCTCCAGTTATGACATAATTCATCCGATATGCTGTTTCTGACTTATGCTGAAGCGGCATTCTCATCTTCAACGAATGCCGAAAACGAACAGGTACATCCGTTGTACCTCGTGTTCCGCTGAGATAGAACGTACCATTTAATACAAACTCACCATTGAGTAAAATCGGAATATGATCGAAAAAACCCACTCTGCTTCGCAGTGTGAGCCTTTGATGATGTTCATTTTTTTCATGTACATCAGTATGATGAAAAGCAGTGAACGTATAAGCCAAGTGAGCAGGCTTTAACGTTTCAAGAATTTCTACAATATATCTCGTGTTTTGCAGATCATCTAGGTTCACACGTAAGGCGAAGTGATAGCGATTTGTTGTGAGCCGGATGATGGCACTTGGATTCTTGAGAAATCGATTCACTGATTTCTCTAATGAAAGATATGTGATTGGCGGAATATTCGACATCATATTGAGTAAGCGTGCTCTGCGCAGTTCAATTGAATCATCTGATTCCCGCTGCACCTTGAGCATTCTTTCCCATCTATTCAAACCCCATGTCGCTGTTAAAGGAAAGAACTGATCCGTTAAGTCGAAAATGGATTCATCCAATTGCTCAAATTCAGGTGCTTCTGTCTTGAGCAGGTGATCTACTTCATAAATTTCTGTAAAATATGGCGGCAAGTAATTTTTCAATTCATCCTGTTTGCTCAATAACCTTCACCTGCCTCAGACGCGGAATCTCAATGTCCTGTAATACTAAGTTTTTCGACTCTCCATTCAATAACACATTTGCATAATCTGACACACTTTCTGAATGATACAGAATATCGTTTAAGGCTGACATTCGAATGGTACTCTTTTCAAATGCGATTGATTTCAACAGCGCTTTAACCTTTTCTTCTATTTCTTTCTGAGCTCCTTCAAGGGTCCAGTCCATTTGAAGTTCGACAGCCACTTCTATGTCGATATCCAGCCATTTGGCGCTTTCAACAGTTGCTTTTGAACCTATAGGCGCTTGTCCTTCTCCTTCACCTGGCTCTGGGTCGATATATTCCTGCACCCTTTTGACAAGAAGATCGGATGCAACGTCTAAATTGCCGTCTGTGATGACAATTTTGACCGTCCCTTCTCCGTTCCAAAGCGGGAACACCTTCGCTCTGCCAACACCAGTCACTTCCTCAGCCCATTTCTTATAATGCGCCCTGTTGGCACTGACAGCCTCTCGCCTCGCACGTATTAAATATCGATCATATAAAGAAGCGTCATCCTCTTCCTCTTGACCTGGGATCACCAGTTCTTTCATCGTCATCGATTCAAGACCTGGAATTGTATCAAGTGACAGCAGCGGCTGGTCTGTTAATTGACCATTTCCGGCTTTACCAGGCGTCTCACATTCTAGCGTGCCATCATTCGAATATTGGAAATAAACATCTTCAATAAAAAAGCGTGAACCAGCTGGGATGTTGACGTTCTCTGGCTGAATGGCCACTGACCAAACTGCTCTAGTGGCTGGTTTTCTTTCAATCCCTACTTCTGCAGCCCGCCGATCTAGAAATTCTCCTTGTGCTGTATCTGCAAAGACCAGCTCAAACACTTGATCAAGCCAAATATAGGACTGCGCCAATTCAGCAGCAGCAGGTGCCAAGGCATTCCAAATCACACTGTTTTCTCTTTTATCTATGTCATCTGGCAGTCTGTCCATCATTCTTTCCATCAATGCTTCATACGTTTGTTCCTCAAACATCTCCCTCCATCACCTCCTCTATTTCTAATGTGCCCTCGTCTGTGACAATAGCTAGTTTGACATGAAACGAGTCATTTTGTTTTGTGACTTCTAACTCTTCAATATGATCAATCCGCTCGTCAACGAGCAGTGCTTCCTCTAGCAGCCTTGGAATCTCCATTTCTTTGTATTCATCCGTGGCTTCTGTATCCGTCAATAGCTCTTGGATTTCAGTGCCAATGTCATGACTGTAGATCGGATGGGCATACCGCTCTGTCCTCAAGGTCATATAAATAAATTGCTGGATTGCCTCAATACCTGAAATGGTTTCGCCTGTCAGTCTGCCAGTTTCAAAATCTATTCGATACGTCGTCGAGGTTTCGACCTCTTCATCTTCTTCTATTTCCTCGATTTCTTCCTCTGGTGAAAGTGCCACGTTCATCACCTCCCTTACAATTTGTCGATGATGTAGAAGGACTGCCCTCCTGCCATTGCGAGCACCATAATACTGTCTCCCCTTTTCAGCCCATCTTCTTCACCCTTATTTAAGCGCTTCGGCCAAATCAGTAATTCTTCTGGAATGGTCAGCTTATGATTTTCATTTAATCGGATGCTCAGAGGGGAGACCGCCGTGACTTCTCCTATGAGAAGATCAATTGGAGATGCTGCATCTACTGCATTCACAGCCAATCGTTTAATCGCTTCACTCAATTTCACGCTTGATCACCCTTTGGCATGGAATTTTTCTCAACGACATCAATGGTCATGGTGTGTTTTACCCCACTAAATTCATGTTTGTCTTGATCGATCCAGTAGGTTTTTTTGACGTTGATTTCAGGAATTTTCAAATAGATTGGGAGACCGCTTTGCAGCTCAGGAATTCCTAGCGCTTGAATACTTTTGACTTCTTGTTTGACGCCTTTTTTCTCTGCCAGCCGTACTTTAGCTCTTTTTTGTAGCTGTGGCTGGTTGATTTGCCCCGTGACCGTCTCAACATGCTGTAAAATACCGTATTTACTTTGGCCTGCTTTATCTTGTTCGATCACCACAATCTCTGATTTACTGCCTTTTTTCTTATTCTTCCCTTGTTCATCAGCAGATGTACGCATCTTCACACGAGTGGCTGTCTCTTCAATCGAGGTGCTGTATTGATAGCTAACGAGATTGACGCCTGATTCAATGACCCATACGTCCTCTGGATCAGGCCAAGCTCTCAGCCCCATCTTGCCTTTGGCAGAATAGATTTGATAGTTTCTTCCCGTTTGCCTCTTCGTTTCTTTCAATGCTTTCAATATAATGTCATACAAACTCGTATCATTTTTAAACACTAGTGATTTTATGACATGCCCTGTATTGGCGATGGAGGTCATTGGAATCTGAAAGTCGGTCCCAATTCGCCTCAAGATTTGATCTGCTCTTTGATTTGAAAAAACATAGACATCTTGGTTTTTCACCAAATATTGAAGCATATCGTATGCGGTAAAGGTCAGCTTTCCTTCAACAGGCGTCCGGGAAAAAACGATGCCTCTAAACAGCTCTTTTCCTTTCCATTTAAAAAGAACCGTGTCTCCTTCTGAGACACGGTAATACGTTTGACTGCCTTGCTTTGTGATAATATTTGCCTGAATAGAGCGAGGGGCTTGATACCTTTGCCCCTGAAGTGTCACACTCTCTGTGACAAGCTCATACATGGTGCCGCTTCTGATGGCAAAAAGCTCAATCAATGCCAGCCCCCCTATTGTGGTATTTTTAATTTTTGCCCTGGGAAAATCCAATGCCCCGGCTGCTTAATATTGCGTTTGCTTCGTTTAATCATCGCTGCTTTATTGGCATTCCAAATACGCCGCCATTTCGTACTGTCACCATAAAATCGGCCTGAAATGGCCCACAAGGTATCACCTTTTTTGACAGTGTACAATTTTGGTGGTGTTTTTGATGGCCTTTTCTTTTTGGTTTGTTTTGCTTTTTTCTTTCGTTTGATTTTTCTAGGCGATGCGGTTTTATATTCTTTTAACTCGATCGTAAATTCACGATCTCCAATATCATATGACCCTTCCTTGTGGGTAAAGCTTTCAATGCTGCACGTCATATTGATTTTCGTTCCAGTTACAATCAACCGTACGGATTTCTTTGAACGCATCATTCTTTCAATTTTCGCTATCGCATTCTCTGGTGATGGAATGCTTTTATATTCAGCAATCGGCGAATATTTCTTAGGAAATAATGAGGTGAATGATACTTGTTTCGCCGATGGTACGTCAATAAAGGTCAGTTCTCCAAAAGAGGCAACCTTCACTGTTTCATTTTGTACGTTATTTGTGATTTCGAGTTCGGATGGAAGGACAGGGAATCGCAACTTGTCCTTTCCTTGGGAAATCCACAATTGATATACTGATTTACCCATCGATCACGACCCCCTTCGTTCCTGTATGAAGCTCTACTTCCAATTCATCTATAAGCATTTGTTTAATTTTTTCGACAAGCGATTGCTGATCTTGTCCATTATGGAAATGCTGATCGCCATTGAATTGAATTGTGATTTGTTTATTACCTGACGATGTTGTATTGCCAGCAGACTGAGCTGAGGTGACTTGCTGCATCTGTGCTTCTGGTAAAGGAGCAGATGCATTTGATGGATCATATACTTGCATCCCAAGCGCCTTGGCTGCCTGCGTCAATAAATACCTTCCGCGAATGCCTCTTTCTTCGGGAATTATCCATTCACGTTTGTTTCCTTCACCAACTCTAGCAACCTGCTCCTGAGTAATCAGTCCTCCATTTGCGTAGCCTTTATAAGGACCGCCTCTTCTCATACTTCTCAATCCAGGCGTGTTAAAGACTGTTCCATATCTGCCCTTAATGTAGTTAATGGCCGCAACAGCATTATGAATTGGGTTCCAAATGTCATTCATGCCCTTGCCTTTATTGGAGTTAAACGTTGGCCCAATGGTTTGCATTAAGCCTTTAGAAGGTGTTCCCTTTTTGGCGTTGGAATCCCATAAGTTGATCGCTCTCGGATTTCCATTTGATTCGTGCTGAGCGATTGTCATCAGACCTGGAAGCCAGCTCATCGATGTGCCAGTTGCCATCAGAGCTGCCATGAGCCATTGCTGAACACTAAGACCTGAAGCCCCCATCCCGCTAAATGCTCCGATTAATGAACCGGCTTGATTCTCTGCGAATTTTTTCACGTCAACTGAATCAAGCCCTTTGACGACACCGATTGATGCAAATTTCCCAAGACTCATCATGACGCGTGAAGGGGAGTGAATGTCTAATTCCTCTCTAAACGCCTGCTCTACTTTCTTCGCCATTTCTTTGGCGGCCTGCCTGACTTCACTTGCTTTCGAACGCATGCCGCTGTTAAAGGCGTCAATCATTCCTGAACCCCAGCCTGGTGATTCTTGTTTTGCTTGCAGGAAAGGTTGTTTGATATGTTGATCTACGTACAGGTTTGTGCCAGTTGATGTAGCATTTTGACCTGCTGCAAAACCACTAACCGTCCCAGTACCCCAATTTGGCGATGTTGTCATCACTTGTTGGTATGGTGCTTTTACACGGCTTTGCAAAAAGCTATCTGTTCCTGTTGGTGTCATTTTCTGACCATTCGCAAAGGCAGAAACCGTTTGTTGACCATATTTTCCTGAGTCAGTTGTCAATTGACCAAAAGGCTGCTGAATATTCTTTTGTTTCCATTGATCAAGTGTAATCACTTTTTGATTTAATCCTTGTTCAAAATCCTTATTAAATTGCTCCCCTATGCTGGAGGCTTGAATGTTCCCAGTCATCGAGACCGAACCGTCTATTGAACCGACAGAAGATGATGAAGCTACTGCTGTAGGAGCTGGAGAGCTTGATACTTGATTTCCAGCTACTCCGCTTGGCATAACAGACATTCCAAGATGAGAAGCAGCCTGTGCAAGCAGCATCTTTCCGCGTCCTCGGTTATTTTGAGTTGGAATAACAAATTCGTTACCAGCTTCTCCGACCCATGATAAGGTTGGCTGAGTGATATAGCCGCCTGTGGCTTTTTGATCAGGAGCTCCAAAGACCTGTTTCAATACAAAATCAACCCCACCGCTAGCCTTATTAAACAAATCTTTGACCCAACCAAACGCTTTAGAAAACCCATCACCAATAGCTTCTGCTACTTTTACAATCGGCTTTTGAATGTTGTCCTCAAACCATTTGGATAATCCATCCCATATATCTGTCACTACTTTATACGCTTCTTCAAACTTTTCTCCGATACCATCTTTAATGGTTCCTACGGTATCTACAAGTGGATTCCACACATTTTCCATAAACCATGTCGATACAGCACCAAAGATTGATTGTATTTTTTTCCATGCATTTGATAATGCTGTCCAAATCCCTGTAGCGACTGTAACAACTGTGCTGCTTAGCGGCGTCCAAACGTTCTCGATAAACCACCCTGCTACTGCACTGAATGTTTCTTGAATCCACGTCCAGGCATTGACTAGGCTTGACCAGATGGTCGTTGCTACCGTAACGACTGTGCTGCTTAGCGGTGTCCAGACGTTTTCGATAAACCAGCCTGCTACTGTACTGAATGTTTCTTGGATCCACGTCCAGGCATTGACTAGATTTGACCAGATGGATGATGCTACTGTAACAACCGTGCTGCTTAATGGTGTCCAGACATTTTCTGTGAACCAAGTCGCTACTGTTGACCAGACTTCGACAATTTGATCTTTAATTTCAATGGCTTTTTGGCCAATTTTTTCAAATCCGCCGCCATCAAACCATTTCCCGATCGTTTCACCGATAGATTCGCCACCCATACTTCCAGCGATGCCGCCTACTAGACCACCGATGGCTGTACCTACTCCTGGAACTACGCTTCCAATAGCTGCACCTGCTGCAGCACCTGCCATCCCGCCGGCGATACCGCCTCCAGTCGTACCGATCTTTTCACCAGCATTCTCTTTTTTCATACCGATTAAATTTGTTGCACTCAGTAAACCACCTAGAATAGGTACTTTCTTTAATAATTTACCGCTCCCTTTACCGATATTTTTCACCGCATCCCCTAGCCCCTTGCCACCTTTCATTAGCCCCGTAAGTCCGCCAACTGAAGCTGCGATACCCGCACCTTTCTTTAGTCCACTAGGAATTTTTCCAAATAACTTACCTGCATTTGTTTTCAGTTTCCCTAATTTACTTGGAGGCCTTCTATTCATTTCGGTTCTTGATGTGGCATTTGGATTTGTTGATCTTCTCGGTGAACGGCCATTTTTCGCTTTAGTAGATCCTCGACTGCTTATACCTCTTGCACAACATGGGCAACAACTACTGCGAAACAAACCTTTTCCACCTCGCGGCTTAGACTGCGTTTTAGGAGCCGAATTAGATGGTGTAGATGTTGGTGCTGTTGTTGGTGCTGTTGTTGGTGCTGTTGTTGGTGCTGTTGTTGGTGCTGTTGTTGGTGCTGTTGTTGGTGTCGGAGTGGTACTGCTATTTTCACTTGATTGATCACTTGCTCCTAAGAGACGATCTAATCCAGTCTTCACCCATTGATCTAGTTTTTTTTCAGGATTAAATTTAATCTTCTCTTTAATTCTTCCGATCACATCTTGTTTGTACTCTTCCATTTTATTTTCAACCCAAGGAAGTGCATTTTCATCCCAAAACTTTCTAGGACTCAATTTTTCCTTCACTTTGTCTGCAACATCACCTGCATATTTTTGGATTTCATTTAATCCTTTATTAGCAAAGTTCTGGAGCCAACTCTGTTTAGGTTCATCCGTTTTAGCTGACGGACTAGCAGTCTCAGGCTCTTTTTTTATGGTTTTTTCTTTCACAACAGACTCTGCCTGATCACGTTTTTTAAGCTTACTCTTGGCATTGTCTTGAACAGACACTCTGATTTCGTGTTTGGACATAGTCAAGCTTCTGAGCGTCTTTTTGATTCGTTGAATTGCAGCGGTGGCTTGGTCAACCATGTTTAATCTCATATAATAGGTTCTGTTCATGAGCTGAAGGATTGATTTTTTGATCGATGACATTTTTACTGACAATTGATCGTTCAGTTTAAACGTCAGCATAATGGGGCTTGTCCCCACTTGTTTCAATCGATCTATGCTGGACTTAATGACATCCAGCCCCTTCGCTTGAATGGATATGACCATATGATTCGGTAACATATTTAACTGATTTTTTAATGAATTTAGATCACGATAGATTCCCTGATCTAGCCTCATGGAAACAGCTGAAATTTTCCGAAGCGACAAAGTGAGATTTCTCAGCTTCTTTTCATCCATTTCCAGGCTTATTTTCACTGGTTTTCTAAATGGTTTGAGCTGCTTCTCAAACGTTTGAAACCTTTTTTGAATGCGTAATAGTTTCTTTGACACTCGGTCTTCTAATTCAAACCGTGCTGTGAGTTTCGCCAATTATTTACCTCCTTTCTTTGCTTCTTTTTCTAGCATGTCTAGCTTGTAGCTGATGAGTCCGAATAGGAATGCTTTGAACGGTCTTGATGATTCATATAATTCAAGGAGTTCAGATGGGGAGTAGTGAAGTTCGTGCATGGCATAATATAAAAACACCGCTTCTTTATCCCCATCTTTTATTAGTTTTTTGCTGCTTCTTCTAAATCTTCAATTTCATCTTCGAATCCGTTGATTTCAATTGCTTTGTTTAACCAGTTCGCATATTCACCGCCGACTGACAGGACACGTTTTGCTACTTCAACTGGATCTTGTGTGCTATAGGCTTCTCTTAATTCCTTTGAGCGGAAATCTGGGTAAATCGTTGATTCAATCGCAATACGTGCATAGAAGCGCTGACTGTCTAAGTCTTTCACACGTCCTCTGCCTTTGACATTTTTGAAGGTCGTGTTTTCTTTTTCCAGTTCATCAATCCGTTCAGTTGTAATAGCTTTAAAGACAAAAGGAATGACATTCCCTTTTTTATCAACAAAACGCTTAGAAATCGGTACCTTCACTTCTTCCGCTTCTACTGTTTGTCCTGGCATAAAAAATGAAAGATCAAATGTTTGTTTTTCGCTCATGTTTAAAAACTCCCTTTGTTAAGTTTTTTTGAATGCAAAAAAGCACATCCATTTTTGAATGTGCTTTCCAATCTTTTCATGTATAATCTTAATTGTACAATTGAACGGCTTGCTCAAGGGTGTCTGGCTCATCCCCGATAGGAAGGGGGTGATGTTCATGTCAACATTTCAAGCGCTTATGTTAATGCTTGCATTCGGGTCATTTATTATTACCCTGTTGACGTATATAGACAAAAAATAGACTCCCCTTGAGCTGTGGAAGGTTAAAGGGAAGTCTACCTAAAGAACCTATTCGAAAAGCCAGCCCCTTGAAGGGCCTTATTGTACATTGCCGGGATGTTAGCGCATCCTGGCTTCTTTTTATTTTATGCAAATTGCTTTGCATGTAAACATTTCAAATCTTTTTTTAGCTGCACAATAACTCTTCTGTAACTACAAAAAAGTATACCATATCGAGGACTGAAATAAAAATAACTTATATTTTAGTCATTCGTAATGTTGTTTCTAAATTAAAAAGAATCCTTCAGCTTTTCAGGAAGATCAAAGTCTTCAAACGTGAAAGGAACCTCTTCCTCCAGTGCTTCCGAATCCACATCCAGTCCAGCGATTTTAGCTGAATCAAAGTTGACATCAAATAATGTCACACGCTCAGTGCCACGGCCTGATGATTTATCGTCAAGTACAGCTTGAAGAGTGAAATATGGATCTTCCCCTTTTTTCACATAATTGAGCATTAATTGAACGAAACGTGACGTGACTTTATAGAAAGTTGCCGTGCCTGTTCCGTTTGCCCCCGTTGTTTTATGACCAGTCATTCGGCGGCCCATTACGTTGACTTCTGATTTGTTTTTCTCCACGTTTGCTTCGAAGGTTTTGATAAATGCAAGCTCCTCACCTTCTAAGAAAAGACGACCCTCTTTACCTGAAATCGTATTTTGCGCTTTAAAAGCCATCTTACTTCACCTCCACATTGAAATAGAATTTTTCTGCTGCATCTACTGGCTGAACTGCTAAATCGATGATAAATCCATCACGATCTTCATTAAGACTGATCACGATATCTGTTTCTGAATTAAAGCCTGTAATTCCGCTGCCATCTTGAAGTTGTGTGAGATACTGTGTAATCAATGTTTTCACAAGCTGCACACCATCATCTGATGCTGGAATGTCAGTGCCATTGGCTTTGCGTAATTTAATCAGATTTTTTAATTCGACGGTTAAATCATTGTTGATCGCATCAAGCACACGAATGATTTTGTTTTTCGCCATTTGCTGATTCTTTTCAACTGTGAAGCTTGTCAAGGAGTTAATATCTTTTTCAACACTCACGGTACGATCTCTCGCATCAAAGGTGAAAAGGAACTCTCCTTGTGATAATCGGTATTCAACTTGATCATTGTCAAGGCGTTCTAATGTATCGACTGCTCCTTCGTATTCAACAAAGGTCAGTGACTGATTGAAGTTTGCTCCGGCACTTGCACCTGCAACCCAAGCTGTTGTTTGAGCAGGTGTTAGTTCTGTTCCATCTTCCAGTACAACACCGCTTGTCACATTGATGATCCCTTCTTGGTCAGCTGCATAATTCGCCACAACCCCTTGCACCTTACGTCCTTGCTTATCACGTAACCGTTCGATAAATGAAGCGAAAGTTGCTTTTAATTGCTCACTATTATTGACTGGAAGTGCAATAACATCAAAGTATTCTGTTTCTGCTGCTTCTAGGAAAGCTGTATAATCTGCGACACTTGCCACGCCGTTTTTCCCGCCTTTTAGTGCCACACCAGCTGTGATGACGACTGCACCTTCACCAGAAAATTGAACGTATTTGTTTTTCACAAGGTCTTTGACATCAGTGACGATCTGCTTATCCACCATATCTGTTCCAAGATAAGTGATAACATCGCGTTTTGTGCTATCAAGTACATTTTCTGCCACTTGTACTGTGATCTCATTTCCTTTTTGGCCGCCATAATTTGCTGTGACCACAAAGTTTTCAGCGATTTCAGCTTTGGCCGGCTCCCCTTCATTTAAGCGGTAAAGCAAGACCGTTTGCGCTTTTTTCTTTGCTTCACGGAAAAGAAGAAGTGACTTATCATCAATGTTAAGTCCAACCTTCTTATTTAAGTCTTCCATATTGGAAACGGAAATAAAGGTTTTTGGTTCTCCCCAGCTCATCACAAGAGGAAGTGCCACCGTACCTCGATCGCCTAAAGTAATTCGCTGCTCTGCTGTTGTTTTAAAATTAAAGTAAATGCCAGGACGCTTTTTCTCTGTACCTGGTGTAAAAGTGCCTCCGTTCATCCTTTAAACCTCCTTGGACAAAAAAGCATCGATGTGCTTTTTCGCTTCTGTTTTTGTAATTGGTTGATGTTTGATATAAAAAAGAGCCCCTTCAAGGATTTCTGGTTTGACCCCGAAAAGATCCTTGCTGTGCTCCTTTAAGGCTTCAAATGAAAAGCCAAATTCTTTTTCTTCGCCGGCTGTTTGAGCGGGCTGTGCATTTTTAGTCTTGCTCACGTTTGATCACCCCATCTGAAAAGTTGATATCTTCAAGGCTTGCCTGTTTGTCTCGGTTGTACCAATAGCTGCTATCCCACGTCAGGACAATCGCTGCTACGCCTTGATCTATCATTCTTGTTTCCACTCTTTTTATGCGGACATAATCATCAAGCACCTCTCCGTCTTCACTCATCATCTGAATGATTTGACGATCAGCAAGCAATGCATCAACGATTGTTTCTGCCGCATCATGTGCTTTTTCTGTATCAATATGAAAGACTTTCACTTGCAGCGAATAAGATTTCATAAAGGTAGATACCGTATCTGGACCGCTGATGACTGTGACTGGCGGCACATAAACGGAGGGCACTTGAAAGCGTTCTGGCAAAAGACGATCATACATTGTCACAGGAAAGTGTGTGTAAATATAATGCATGATTGCCCCGACTTCTTGATTCATTCCATCACCTCCCAAAATGTCGATCGAACCAACTTTGCAGCTTTCGATCCAGCGACTGTTCAAACATTTGCTCATAGAGCATGACAGCATGATCCCAGTAGCCATTTCCATCAATCCATTGAGAGGCAAGCATCATTCCTGTACTTGCATTCGGATCATATTCAAAGCGGCTGCCAGTCCATCTGCCAGGCACCCATCTTCGCTCTCCATTTGAAGAAGCGGCATGTCCATCATTGACATAGGAGGCATATTCAAGCTGCGTCCCCACTTCAAGTGTGAGACCGCCTCTTGAAATGAGAAATTGATTCTCCTTGTCACCTTGCTTAAAGGAGCTTAGAAGCCGGCCTGTATCAACAGCATTCTCCTTGATTAATTCATCTTGAATGATGTCTAAAAGCTGTAAGCCCATGTCCTCTAGCCACTCTTGATATTCTGCCTTTAAGCCGCCATCACACGCTGACTGCAGCTGTGAAAGCAGCCGGTCAAGTCCATCAATTTTCATAGATTTTCCTTCCTGACTGCCATCACTTCAATGTGATGATTTTTCACTTTTTTAGGCTGCTGTAATTTGAGTGAGACGCCATTCCACACCATTTTGTCATGCAAGCGAATATCACTTGCTAAAGGAAAATGGACAAGATAGGATTGATAAATGACTGTATTCGGCTCTTCTTGCACAAGTGACTGGTTTTTTTCTATGACATAACAAGCTAGATCCGTCAGACTGGGAGCATCGGGATAGGAAAGTGTCATTTGTAAATCACCAGCTGGAATCCCAAATTTCCCGCTGGTAGACTCCTTATGTTCAAGGTGAAAAAGATCACAGCGGTCTGTTAATAGAGATTGATAGCTCATAATGATCTCACCTTTAATTTGGCACTGCCGCTAGTCAATGTTGGTTCAATGTAATCAACAAGCAGAGCATAGACATAGGGTCTGCCTTTCACTTGATCAGCTGCCTTCGCATATGAATAATCGCCCATTTTTTCTGACGTAAAACCTTTCAGCATAGATTCGTCATCGTTCAGCATGGCAAAATATTGGGCCATTTTTAATAATGCGATTCTTGCTTTTTCAGGGAGGGGCTGATATTTTTCGCTTGAGAAATCGTGACCTACGATCTGAAATACCGCAGCTTGTGCTTCGATAATATCTGCTGTCAGTCTTTCTACAGATCGATTTTTCACACGATCAAATACAGAATAGGCTTGCAGTTCTTCAGCAGAAATCATCATGGTCTGCCGTCACCTACTCTTTCACTTTCATCACTTTTGCTACAGCATCCTCTTCCTCAAATTTGCTGTCCAGCTTCGCTGTTAAGACAATAATAAATTTACGGCTGCGAATATCTTTTTCTACCTCAATACGAATATTGCGAGAAAAACCTACGATAATATTTTTAGGATGCGTGAGCAAAATATCTGATACATCTGTTCCCGCTTCGTCATATGGCTGCATATTGGCAAGACCTTTGACTGGCACACCGAATGCAGAAGAAAGCCCGCCTTGAATGGCCGCATCTCCGAGTCCTGTCTGACGGTTTGCTACTTGATCCTTCCACTCAACCTCTAAGCTTGGGGAGGTGTAGAAACGGAAATCCTGAGGTACACGTAAATATTTTGATGGCATCGCTTTATAGGCTTGCTTAAACATTTGGCGGCTAATTTCCGCTCCATTTGCATCTACAATATGAGATACCGCTTGTTTTCTTACGCCATCCATTTGAGCTAAAAATGGATCTGCTGAAGTCGTATCACCATTGACGATGAGCTCTTCAATGTCGACCGCTGCTCGTTCAGCGAGCATTTGCATAATCGTTTGCTGAATTCCGTCTTTCTCAATGTTGTTTTCAATACTGTCGTAGGTCATATGAATCTCTGCGATGACCTCTTTCGCATTTAGCTGGACAGTGCTTGTCGCTGGGACAACACGGTCTTTATCATCAAGTGCTTTGCCTTCTTCTGCTGGGCGCAAAATACGCTGGCCAAAGCCGATTTTTTCGATTTTTTGTGAATCACTTTCCATCGGAATGATACGTGCATCATTTAAAACGGTTGGTGTGTTTTGCATCATTCTAATGAATGTGTTGGATTGGGTTGCGTTCATGAGACCGCCGGTTTTTAAGCTGGCAAGTGTCATTTCGGCCTTGCGAATCAACTCTTGATTTCTCACACTGTTTCCTCCTTATTTAGGCTTATAGTAAGCCATCCCATATGGGCTTTGTCCTGTCGTTTTGTGTATCGTGGATTGTTTGTTTTGACATGCCGCGCGCTTTTTCAAGCATGTGAATCCGCTCTGAAATAGGCAAAAGTTGCTGCTGAAGCACTTGCTCAAGCGCTGCATTTTCTCTGCTGGTTGATTTCTCTAAGGAAGAGAGCTGATGACGAATCGGTGCAACTACTTGTTCGAGCACCTTTTGAACAGGCTCTTCTCCTGTTTGATCTGTTTCCTGCAATCCAGCCTGCTGTAAGACGTTGTCGATGGCCATTTTTGCTTTTTCAAGCTCTCGTACTTGATCCGTCGTCAAAGCGGCATCTTGTTTTTGTACGGAGGCTGGCCTTTCACCAATCGTTTGAAGCACATCTTCTGTCTTCAAAATGTCTTGCACGATTGGCAGCAATTGCTCAAGCGCTGATCTGACACCCGCCTCATCACCATCATTTGACTGTAAGGTTTCCAGCAGGTGGTCTAAAACGCTCCAAAATTGTTGTGACATGTTTGCACCTTCCTCTTTCAAAAAGAAATTTTTCAGCAAAGAAAAAAGCCCTCTCTCATTTGTGTCTTGAGATAGGAGCTGATCTTGTTCTTCTATTGCGACGATATCCGCCGTTCCAGCCATTGAATATCCTGTAATATGGCCTTTCTGAATTTGATCCCAAATCTCTTGGGAAGCCTTTGTCACAAGCACCCAAGATCCTTTTCGAATCCACTCACCGCCTACTTCAAAATCAGCTGGAGCAATGTAAGACTCGACCACTTCGCCAACACCATCTTGAAAATCATGCTGCTTGTCAATATGGCGGGCGTCCTTCATAAAACCATGTGCCGCTCTTTCAATTTCTTTAGCTGACATAAAGTCTTGGTGTGCATCAGGGGTATTCGGTTCATACACGACACCATACACAAGGCGATGAGCATCTTCTGCCTTTGTCAGAACACTGACCTCCTTTTGAAAGTCAGGCTGCCTTTTCTTTGCCTTCATCAAAAAGAATTTCTTTTGATTTGCTGCTCTGTCTACGTAGGAAACATGTGTAATTTTTGCGTTTTTTAGTTCTCTTGGCATATATTCACCCCCTTTCAAAAAGCGCACGCGCTTTTGGTTATTCCTTCAGCTGATTCGTCTCTCGTTGAGGCTGTTCTTCAGCTGATGTCATGCGGCTTTCTAAAGGTCGGTGATAGAAATCCTCTGGCCATTCCTCTAACGTTTTACCAAGGATACGCCCCGCCAGATCTCGCAAATCGTTTGGTGATACTGCCCCAGCTTGAATAAATGGGGTCAGAACTTTGGCAATCTCTAATGGGTCTCTAAAATCAGGACCATTTAATAGGAAACGGACATGCCAAATATCAAGATCAGGCAGGAAAAGGGTATTGAGTTTTCCTGTGATGAGATGCCGTTCAGGCTGAAATACCTGCTCCTCTGTTGTTTTCCGCGCCGTATCGGCTGTCGCTTTGTTATAGTCCTGAGACTCACCTGTGTAAATCGGCGGCAGGCGAAAAGAAGAGCGGATTTTGTTTCTTGTTTTTTCATCGTATTCTAAAAAGAGCGCATCTTCTTGCAAGATCTCTGCTAGAGATTTAAAGTTCACTTTGACGTTTGAGACATCTTCTTCTCCAGTCAGCCCTTTTTCCGTTGGGAGACCTTCGACTTCAAGCAATAGAAACTTATGCGCATGATCAGAGCCTTCAATATCGTCCATATAATCCTGAAGCTGCTGATAGGAGGACTCTGACAGCATTCCATTTTCGACAATGATGGCACCAGGTACATGCCGCCCTTGTTTAAAATAAAGATAGTTCAGCTCTTCTGCCTTGCGTGCTCCATACATATTGACGATGTTGCCAATCCAGCGGGGAATTCCATACGTTCCACTGCCGATTTTAAAATGGATCACTTCGGTTGCACGAAGCGGCTCTGGGGTGGTGTCATCATATTTGCCTGTTTCACAATGTAAAATGCGCGGATCACCGTACTCCTTGAAAAAGACTTTCTTTTCATTGATCACCTGCACATATTTACGGAATCGTTTCTTTCGGTTCATTGTTTTCAATTCGCCGTTTTCTGTGTACTGGAATTCGACATCGACTGGCTCACTAAGCTTGCAAATGCGAATATGGAGCGCATCCAAATACTCGATCCCTGCCGGCTTTCCTTGACCATCCCGGAGCACCTCTAAAAAACCATTGCCCGTTTTCTCCCGGTCTTCGAGGACATAGCCGAGAACTACATCAGCAGACTCATCATAGTTCATGTATTTCGTAAACTCTTCAAGTCTTGTCCATTCCTTCTCTGCCGCCTTCTTTTTTGCTGGTTTCACACCTTCTGCATTAAAATCAAAGGCGTATTCTACCCCAAATCCAAAGCCTAAAATATTTGTTTTATACGCATCAATACATTGCTGAAGAATGGTTGAATACTCTGCCATACTCTTTAATTCATTGATGTTATAAGGCGGGGGGACAATGTCATCTTTTTCGTAGGAAAATTCATCTGCATACATTTGTTTTGTATGATCAGACATGTTTGCCTTCATAATTGTTGCTTTCAATTGTTTCATTGTATAGACCTCCTCTCTCTGTTTGGACGGACACGCTCCGAGGCGGTCTGTTTCAAATCTGTCACTTCATAATCATCGAGCGCATACCAGATGGCTGATAATGTGTGCGGATCGATTTGAAATTCATCTTCCTCAAGACGTCCGTCCTTATCTGCCTTATAGGTCAGTGATTGAAGTTCATAGATGGTATACGGGCAGGCATCAGAGCAAATGATTTTTTTAAATCGTTTGATCTTTTTTGTATACTGCAAACGTGAGCCTTGGAATTTATGTGCTGCCACCATTTGAAAGCCGCGCTGCCGAAAATAGTGAATGGTTTTAGGTTCGGCTGCGTCTGCTTTAATCAGTTCCTTTGATTCAATGAACTCTTTCAGGTCATTGGCTGTTTCATCATCCGTTTTTCCGCGGTCGTAATATTCCCAATAAATATATAAGTACTTTTTTTCATGATCGACAGCTAACCGAATGAGCGCATTGTACGATTCAACAAATCCAAAATCCATGCCCGCTCGTTTCAGCGGTCTGTCAATCTGCTGAATGGCTGCTAATACGTCAGAATGGCTCCTCACCTCAAATTGAGGAAAAACCTTTGTGCCATTGATTCCGAAATACCCCTTCCTCGCAATTCGATAGAGGTCTGGGTCATACTCTTTCAGCTCATCCAGCTGCTGCACGTAGCTTTTAGGGAGGAATAGGTTATCTTCCGCCGTGGAGTGATGATAGTACGTATCCTTGATGACAACAGTTCGATTTTTATATAAAGTCTCGTCATCTAAAACGAATCGCTTCAGCTGTTCATCTCGAAAGAAATGCCTATATGTCCAATTATCTTGACCAACAGGATTGGTCGATAACATCATATAAAGTGGCAGGACCGGATGCCTCAGCCTTCCAAGCAGCTCTTTAAAGCCTTCATATGAAACCTCTGAGCACTCCTCAATCCAAATAATCGAGATGTTGTTAATCGATTTTAATTTTTCAGGCTTGTCCAGCCCTTTAAATAAGATGCTGCTGCCGTTTCGAAATGTCAGTGCAAGCGGTGAACTTCTGCACTTCACCACATGATCGATACCTAGGTCGCTGACGATCTCTTGTAATAGAGAAAATGTTGATTCGCGGTGCGTATCATACACTTCCCGGATGACAAGTGCTGTCCGCTTTTCCTCGAGCAGCTTTAAGACGAGCTTTAAAGCAATGTGATAGCTTTTGGAGGAGCCGTAGCCGCCTACTAAAAATTGAAACTTTTGATTCCAATCAAATAGAAAGTGCTCAAAGTGAGGGTTGACTTCTTTTTCAATCAATGGCGTCATGAGTCGTCCTCTTTTCGCTTGATCATGATATGAAGATCCTCCTCTTTTTCTTCACGCACGGCTTTTTTTGTCTTTTCGATCGTCAGTTCAATTTGCTTCAGCCTTAATCTTCGTTCATCCTTCGCATGAGCGAGCTCTTCAAACTGTTTGATCAGACGCCTGAGTTCACCCATTGCACGGGATTGGGCATTTAAAAACGTGGCATGCCGATCCCATGAAAATTGAAACGAATATTCTTCTGCGCTGATTTCTGGTTCTGGCTGAATGCCCTCTTCTGTTTCTTCTAAAGAAGAAGGGATGTATGACGCCTTTTTCAGCTCTTTGATCATGTCCTCCTGGTCTGCTACATACATGATTCGCTGCGCCCGAATAATGGCTGCATATTGAATCTGAATTTGGTCCCAGATTAAATCGAGCGATGTGCGTCCGCCCATTTTCTCCATGATTTCAATCGTTTCATCTGAAAGAAATTGATTGAAGATCGAGTGTGCCTGCTTTGACGGATTTTTTTGTCTTTGCCATCCATATCGTCTTTTCCATGATTTGACGGTATGGATTGAGACATTGTAATGATCAGCAATTTGCTGGTACGTCATCCCTCTCAAATAATCCTGCTTGGCCTCTATCCGTTTATCTTTCATTTACATTCACCTGCCGCCTCCTTTTAATTCGAATAATTCCCTTTGAAGGAATCATTTGTGTAGGGCTAGCAAACATTCGTTTGGTCTTTCTAACTATAGGTGGCAACTGTAAGACAAGCTTTAACTGATTTATTTTTGGAAAGAAAAAACGCCTATTCAGCAGCTTTGAATAGGCGTTCTTGGACTTTTTTGGACATCTTTGTCCGAGCTCTCTCCATATGTTTTTGGACAGTTCCTTTTTTGACATCAAGCATGACAGCAATCTCGCTAAATGATAACCCTTGTGTTGTGTGCATAAAGAATACGTCCTTTTCTCGGTCTGTTAAAACAGATAAAGCTTCATCAATTCGTTTTTTGTCTCTCTCACTGACTTCTCTTTCTTTCTCCTGGATAAGGGTATATTCATGTGATAATGCCTCTAACACTTCTGGATTTGCCAGAATCGTACGCTGATAGACTGAGCGCCTGTCTAGCCCTCTGCGTGCGCCTGGCTCTCTTCCGATTTGGAGCCATTCCACCACGTATTCTAGATCACTGACCATACTAGCGATCATTTTTTTATCATGCTTGTCTTGAACGGACAGCTGATGTTCTTCTTTTTCTTTAAATGGTTCATATTGTTTTCTAGCATCCTTTAATGCTCTTTTATATTCAATGAGTAAATCTTGCATGTTGGCTCTCTCCCTTTTTTAAGAAAATAAAAAACGGACACCAATCAATCCCCTTTTAGCAGGGTCTTGATCAGTGTCCGCAGGCTTTCCGTCTTGGACGTATTGTGTTGTGATGTGTTCAGTCAGTTAGCTGATTTTAAAACCAATCTCGTGATCTACTCTTGCAAAATGACCTTTCGCTGTTTGAATAATCGTTTTCCCATGTTCCGGTACATCCATTTTATAAGCCGTTCCTACATTCCCATCTAACACAATGACTTGAATCTTTCCTTTTTCCATCTCACCGACAAATGTTTGGTTTTCTTGAATGAATAGTTGTTTTGGCTCGTTCATGTGCTTGTCCCCTTTTTTGGTAATGATCTCTCATGATCATCACCTACTGTATTTAAAATGATTTCAACTCTTGAACGCATACTATAAAACTGAGAAACTCTTAAATCGACAATCTGTAGAGGAACTTCATTGGCAATGATTTGAAGTGCTTCTTGAATATGCTGTAATCTTGGCTGAAAGATACTGACGTGCACTGGACGTATCAGCCCTTTTTCTGCGTATGTACGCTTGTTTTGACAGTCAGCTATATCAAGCGGCATGTGATCAAATAAGCGAATCTCAAGTGATAATGCGCCTTCTAATTTTTGCGGGCATTGCGCTTTTGCAGCTAATCGTATTCTTTTCATCAATGTCTCTTTTGTTAACAAATGCTCTGCTTCAATGATTAAATGGATGACCATGCTATGATCTCCCGTCATCCTTCTCCCACTGACGGATGTTTTGTTCGTTTTTACTCGCTTTGAGCAAGCATTTCAAGAAAGTCATGATGTGCTTCCATCGTTTCACGTCTCCCTGATTCCTCCTTTTTTTGCAGCACCGACGTTTGCATTCAGGAGCTTCAGATATGTCTGCTTCTCTTCTGCTGTGGCGAAAACAAACATCGGCTTCTGATGATGAAAGGCGATCCAGCCTCCAGCTTGGACTAAACAAAGCTGCGCTTCTTTTCTGGCATCAAACGTCAACTGATGTCTCATCTTCTTTAGATTCCTCCAAACTGTCCTCAATTTCTGTTTGATATCCATGTCGTTTCATGTCATATGACCAATAACTTTTTGGATATCCAAAATCATTCATCTGTGTCACCATCGGATGTTCGATATTCATTCTGTTCGTCTCCCCTTTTCTAAGAACTGCTCTCCCTCCACAAAATTACTCTTTTCGTGTAACTTTTGAGCAAAAAAAAGCTCTTGAACACCCGTATTCAGCAAATCTGCAATACGCTTTGCTATGTCTAAGCTAGGCTTTGTTCTGCCCATTTCTATATTTGCATAGCCGCTCGTGTACTTATATCCCAATTTTTTCGCCATATAGGTTTGTGTTTTTCCTTGCAAAATCCGTTCTTCTCGTAAATTTTCAAGTTTCAT